GGCAGCCACGCTCACCGCCTGGCGCACGCCCCAAGTCGTCAGTGACGCCAACAGCGGCGACGTGACCCTGGGCACGCTGACCTACACCGCCGCCACTGGCGTGCTCAGCGGCGGCACCATTTTCCCCAGCCGTGGCCTGCGGGTTGACGTGGGCAACAACGTCGTCTACCAGCCCCTGCTGGGCGGCGAGACCATTGAGATCACTGCGCGCGACTGCACCGGTGCGCTGAGCCTTGACCTGACCGCCGCACAGGCCGTCACCGCCATGACCGACGTCAAGGCCAACACCGTGACCGGCATGGGCCTGACCCACGGCACCACAGCCGGCAACATTGTGGTGGTGCATGCGCCGGCCACACAGCGCATCAACCCGGCCGTGGAAGACCTGAACGGCAACGCCATGCACACCTACCAGCTGCGCCTGGTGCCGGTGTCTGGCAACGACGAGTTGCGCATCGTCTCGCGCTGAGCGCGGGCCTTGCTTGCCACCGCGCTGATTGCCGCCATGTTCCGCATCGTCCCCAACCCTACGTTCACCACCGATGTGCCGCTGTCCGTGCCCGGCAGCGACACGCCGGTGACCATCAAGATCACTTTCCGTCACAAGACCCGGGCGCAGCTGGCCGCCTACCAGCAGCGCGCGGTCGAGCTGGCGCTGCAGGCCGACGCGGCCGACGCCCAGGAGCAATTTGCCGCTTACGTGGCCGAGGTGGTCGACGGCTGGATCGGCGTGGTGGGTGCCGACGACAAGGCGCTGCCCTACACCCCGGCCAACCTGGCGCAGCTGGTGCAGGCCTACCCGGCCGCCGGCGCCGAGATCGTGCGCCGCTACAGCCAGCAGCTCAGCCATGCCCGCGCGGGAAACTGATGTCGGCTGCCAGGGCGGTGCTGCAAGGCTCCGCCAGGGCGGCCGGCCCCGAGCTGGAAGCCTCAGCCATCGCTTTTGGGCTGCAGCCACCGGCGCCCGAGCCTTCCGCGGTGCAATGCGATGTGTGGGCCGAGAACTGGCCGGCCGTGCGCCTGTTTGCTGCCATGCAGACGCAGCTGCGCTACAGCTTCCGCGGCGTCGAAGGTTTCGACTATGCGGCCCTGCCGGCAGTGGAGCAGCGCATCGGCATGAAGGCAGAGCAGGGCGCCGAGGTGTTCGACAGTCTGCGCGTGATGGAGCGCGAGCTGCTGGCCTGGCACAACCAGGGGTGACCGTGGTGGAGGTGCGCGCGTGATCCGCAACGAAGCAGTCACCGTCCTGCGGCTGGACAACATCCAGCACAACCAGGCCGCTGCCCAGGCGGCTACCGCCATTGGCAGAGTTGGCCAGGCCGGCGAGGCTAGCGCCGGGCAGATCAGGGCGGCCATGCGCAGCCTGCCGGCGCAGTTTTCCGATGTCGCCACTCAGCTTGCTGGCGGGCAAAACCCGCTGATGATTCTGCTGCAGCAGGGCGGCCAGGTGCGCGACCAGTTTGGCAGCATTGGCGCGGCGCTGCGCGGCGTTGGCAGCCTCATCAGCCCCGGCTCGCTTGGTGTTGCGGGCGTCGCTGCGCTGGGCGCCGTGCTGCTAGAGGCCGAGATCAGCGCCCGCAAGTTGCGTGACACGCTGGCGCTGACCAACAACGCCGCGGGCCTGACCGGTGACCGGCTACAAGCCGTTACCGACCGGGTGGCGGCTGGCAGCCGCGCAACGGTGAGCGAGGCCAAAAGCATGGTGCTGGCCCTGGCCGACACAGGCAGCGTCAGCGCTCGGGTCCTGGAGAGCACGGCGCTGGCCGCGCAGCGCGTTGCCGACTTGAGCGGCCGCAGCGGTGCAGAAGTGGCCAAGGATTTCGCTCTCATGGGCGCCGGCGTGGCCGACTGGGCTGCCGAGCACAACAAGGCCTGGAATTTCATCACGGCCCAGCAGTACCTGTACATCAAGCGGCTGGAGGAGCAGGGCAAGGCCGAAGAGGCGGCCATCTACGTCAACAAGCAGCTGATCGGCCAGCTGGAAATCCAGGGCACCAATCTGGGCTACCTTGAGGGCGCGTGGGCCGGTGTCAAGAAGATGGCGTCCGAAGCCTGGAGCGCCATGCTCGGCTTCGGCAAGGCCGACACCTTGGGCCAACAGCTTGAGCAAGCGCGCAACGACCTTGCCAAGGTGGAGCGGCGCCTGGCCGACGCAAGCAACAGTCCGCTGCCCGCCGGCCCGGCCGGCTTGAGCGTGATGCAGCGCGAGCGTGAAGAGCTGCGCCAGCGAGTTGCCAATCTGCAAGAAATGCAGCGCATGGAGGACCGTAACGCTGACCAGCGGTCGCAGCGCGCCGCCGGTGAGCGCGCCAAGATTGCCAAGCTGCGAGAGGCCCCCAGCGACGGCCTCAAGAACTACAACCCCGGCCTGTTCATGGGCCCCGAGTATCTGACGCCCGAGCAGCAGTTCCGCGCAATGCGCGCTGCAGACATGGCTGGGTACGACGAGCAGAACAACCAGGCCGACGTCGGCATCCGCAAGCGGCGCGAGGCGCAGCAGAAAATGCTGGCCGAGCTGGTGCAGGCCAACGAGGACGCCAACCTGGCGCTGATTGCCGACGACCAGCAGCGCGCGCAGGCCCAGATCACGCTAGAGCGCATGCGCCTGCAGACGCAGATCGAAGACATCTACGGCAACACCCCGGCGCGCGCTGAGGCCGAGGCCGCTGCCGACGCGGCAGTGCAAGCCAAGCGCGCCGCGGTCGGCATCAAGTTCGCCAAGGACACCGCCCTGGTCACCCGCGAAGAAACACGCGACGCGCTGGCCGCAGCCTTCCGCGACAGCAAGAACCCGCTCAAAGCCTTTGGCGATGCGCTTGGCAACATCGTCTTCCAGCGCGTGACCAACAGCCTGGCCGACGCGCTGCTGACGTCGGTGTTCGGCCCCGCCAGCGGCGGCGGCTTCAACTTGTTTGGCGGCCTGCTCAGCGGCCTGGGTGGCCTGCTAGGCGGCGGCGGTCCGGCCAGCCTGCTGGCTGGCGCCACCGGCTTCGGTGACTACAACGCCGTGGCCGCGCTGGCCGGCGCGCGCGCTAGTGGTGGCGACGTGCTGGCCGGCGAGTCTTACCTGGTCGGCGAGCGTGGGCCTGAGATCTTGCGCATGGGCCGCCAGGGCGGCACCGTCATCCCCAACAACGCCATCGGCGGTAACCAGGTCACGATCAACCAGTACATCACGCTCGGCGCTGGCGTCACCCCGGCGCAGTTTGCTGCCGGCATGGTGCAGGCCAAGGAGCAGGCCAAGGTCGAGGTGTTGCAGATCCTTCAGCGGGACCGCGCAGCATGAGCATCATCACCCTGCCCACCTGGTTTGACGTCGCCGAGTGCGAGATGTCGCTTGTTCCCGAGGTGCGCGGTTTTTCGGGCCCGTTCGGCGGCCCGACCGAAGTGCAGGATCTGCTGGGAGACCGCTGGCGCATGCGCGTCACGCTGCCCGATGGCGACTTTACCTGGGGCGGCCGCACCGAAGCGCTGATGAACCGCCTGCGCGGTGGGGTCGACTGGCTGCGCCTGTATCACCTGGCCAAGCCCGCGCCGCGTGGCACGGCGCGAGGCAGCATGGTGCTGAGTGGCGCGGTGGCGCAGGGAGCCAGCGCTCTGACCATCTCTGGCGTGGCGGCGTCGTCGACATTGCGCGCCGGCGACATGCTGGGCCACAACTCGGAGCAGCTGTTTCAAGTGTTTGAAGACGCAACCGCCAACGTCTCGGGCGTGATCACCGTCAACCTGGCCAATCGCGCCCGCAAGGCCATCGCCAGCGGCCAGGCCATCGTGTGGGACAAGCCCAGCATCCCGTTCCAATTGACCGACACCAGCGGCGTGCCCACCGCCTTCATCCGCGGCCGCGCCCGTGGCCAGCAGGTTGAATTTGTCGAGGCCTGGACATGAGGACGGTCAACGGCGCGGCCACAGCCATTCTGAACGCTGGCGGCACCTTGCCGCTGGCGCTGCTGGTCGACATGCCCAGCCTCAGCAGCCCGCTGCGGCTGTGCACGGGCCGCTGGGCGCTGACCTGGAACTCGGTCACCTACACCGCAGTGGGCACGCTCGGCACGGTCGAGCCCGCGCAGGAAAGCGCAACCGGCCCCAAGCCGATCAACTTTCGCATGAGCGGCGTGCCCGCCGGCATGAGATCGCTGGCCCTGCAAGAAAACGTGCAAGGTAAACCCGTCAGCATCCTGCTGGCCATCTTCAACCCCGACACCTACCAGATCGCTGATGCAGTGCTGGAATGGGAGGGCACGCTCGATGTCATGGACTGGGCGGACGACGGCAGCACCGGCGTCATCACCGTGTCGGCTGAGAGCGCAGGCGTCGACCTTCTTCGCGGCGTCAGCGTGCGCTACACCGACCAAGACCAGCAGCGCTTGTTTGCCGGCGACAAGGGGTTCGAGTACGTCGTCGCCCAAGGCGAGAAAACCATCACATGGCCGGCCGCGTCGTTCTTCCGTCGCTAGTGGGTCGGCCCCGCCTGCCCGATGCTGCCGCCCGCCTGCAGCAGCTGGTGACGTCCTGCATGGACGTGCCATTTGGCTGGGGGCGGCACGACTGCGCACTCTGGGCAGCGGCCGCCATCCACGCCCAGCTGGGTGCTGACCCTGCAGAGTCGTTGCGCGGCCGTTACCGCACCATGCTGGGCGCCCAGCGCCTGCTGGCGCCTTGGGGCGGTCTGGCGGGCATGGCCACTGCCGTGCTGGGTGCGCCACTGCACAGCCCGCTGCTGGCCTGCACCGGCGACGTGGGCTTTACTGGCGAGGGCGTGCTGGCCGTGTGCGGTGGCGAGACCTGGCTGGTCGCCACCAGCGGCGGCATAGGTCATGTGGGTTTGACCGATGCGCAGACAGCCTGGAGGGTCGGCTGTGCCTGAGGCCATCGTCGCGGCAATCGCCAGCGCGCTGTGGGTCAGCACGGCCACCGCCACGGCGATTTTGTACACGGCCATGGTGCTGGCCAGTTTTGGTGTCAGCGCCAACCAGCGTCGCCGCGCGGCGCGGGCGGCCCGGGCAGCCTTCAACGCCAGCCTGCGCGACCGCAACCTGACGGTGCGGGGCACGCTCGAGGAGCGCGACCTGGTCATGGGCCGCGTGCGCAAAGGGGGCTTCTGGTACCCGATTGGAACCACCGGCGCCGACAAGGAAAAGCTGGTTTTCATCGTGGTCATGGCCGGGCACCGCATCAGTGCTGTCAACACCGTGTACTTCGACGAGCACCCGCTGACTCTGGACGGCAGCGGTTACGTCACCAGCGCGCCGTTTGTTGGCAACAACAAGATCAGCGCAACCGCCAACATGACCATCAGCAGCGGCAGCGGCAGCGTGGTGCTGCCCAATGCGCCGGTGGCAGGGTCCGTCACGGTGGTGGTCAACCTGGGTCAAGAGGGGTCTGCTGACCTGACCCCGACGGTCACTGGCAGCACCGTCAGCGTCAGCGGCTACGGCGGCTACAGCGGCCCCGCCACGGTCAGCTACCAGTACACCGACGGCACCAGATTTGCTCGGGTGCGCTGGATGATGGGCAGCGACAGTCAGGTCGCATTTGCCGACCTGATCACGCAGTTCCCGACGCTGTGGACAGCCAACCATCGGCTGCGCGGCTGCGCCTATGCGGTGGTCGAACTCACCTACAGCCAAGAAATTTTCCCCAATGGCGTGCCCAATTTCAGCGCCGACCTCAACGGCGCCGACACCGTGCTGGACACCCGCACCAGCACTACCGGCTACAGCCAGAACCCCGCCATGCTGGCGCGCTGGTATGCGCTGCACCCCATGGGCGGGCGGCGCACCACGGCCCAGCTCGACGAAGCCAGTTTCATTGCTGCGGCCAACGTGTGCGACAGCAGCGTGAACTACGGCGCCGGCGCCACGGCGTTGTACCAGGCCGGCTATGTGGCCAAAGCCGGCCAGGTACCGGCCGAGGTGCTGGACGAGCTGACCGAGGCCATGGCCGGGCGCTGGGGCTACACCCAAGGCCGCGTGCGCGTGCGGGCCGGCGCCGTGGCCACCAGCGTGGCCGCCATCACCAGCGACTGGCTGCTGACCCGGCAGATGAGCACCCGTGCCAGGCGGCCGCGCAGTGAGCTGCGCAACGTGTTGCAGGGCACGTTCGCCGATTCGGACAATGAATTCCAGGTGCTGCAGTTTGCTCGCGTGGTGGACGGGCCCGCCGTCACCGCCGACGGCGGCGAGCTGGTGGGCGAGGTGGAGTTTCCCGCCATCAGCCGCAACGGCCAGGCCCAGCAGGTGGCGGCCTGCATGCTGCGGTATGAGCGCCAGGCGCTGACGGTGTCGCTGACGCTCAAGATGCGGGCCTACCCGCTGCAGCTGTTCGACGTGGTGAGCATCACCATTGCCGACCTGGGCTGGTCCAGCAAGCTGTTTGAGGTGATCGACCGCGCGTTTACCCTGGGGGGCGGCGTGCAAGTGACCTTCAAGGAGATCGACAGCAGCATCTTCGCCTTTGGAACCAGCTTCCCAATCAACGACCCGGCGCTCAACACCCTGCTGCCTGACCCGCGCAGCGTGCCCACGGTGGGTCTGCCCACAGTTACCAGCTCAGTGGTGGTGTTGCTCGACGGCACAGTGGCCACGCGCACGCAGGTGACCTGGGCGGCGATCGCCGATGCCGGCGTGACGCAGGGAGGGTTTGTCGAGGTGGGCTACCAGGACAGCCGCGGCGGCGTGTTCAACGTGGTGCGGTCTGACGCAATCGACGCGCACACGCTCGTCGGGCTGCAATCGGGTGTGCACTACCTGATCCGCGCTCGAGCAGTCAACGGCCTTGGGGTGCGTGGCGACTGGTCGACGCAGGCGCTGCACCGGGTTGCGGGCAAGACGGCAGCGCCGGCCAATCCGTCAGGATTTGCGGCGACGGTCAGCAAGGGCCGTGTGCGCTGGGTGTGGGCCGAGCCGCAGGACGTCGATTACAGCAACACCGAGATCCGCGCAACTAACAGCGGCTGGGGCGGTGCTGGCGCGTTGTGGGTTGGGCGGGCATCCGAGTGGCTGGAGGTTGTCACCGCCACCGGCTCGCTGACGCGCTACATCAAGCACTTCGACACCACCGGCAACCAGTCGGCGTCCTCGGCATTTGCCAGCTTGACAGTGACGTCGACCGACCTGGTGCAGGACGGCACCCCTGCGGTCAGCAGCAGCCTGACGCGACTGCTAGCCGCTTTCACCGCCGATTCCACCGGCCTGATCGACGCCAGCCAGTCATTCACGACCACCATGGCGGTAATGCTGGGCACCGCCGACGACACCAGCAACTGGTCGATCAGCCGCACCAGCAGCGACGCCAGCATCACCACAACGATCAGCGGCTCCACCGTCACGATCACCGGCATCGGCACCAGCCTGGAGACCGGCACCGTCACGGTGACAGCCACCCGCAGCGGCTACCCCACGCAAACCATCGTGGTGCAGGTGTCCAAGGTCAAGCGGGCAGTGCCTGCTGCTTACCCGCAGGCGTTTGCTGCCGACGTGACCAACGGCATCATCATCAATGCCACGGCCAATGCCTACGTGCGGTTGAACACTAACGGCACTGTGGAAACGTCGCTGAACAACAGCAGCTGGACGGCGGCGGGCAGCTGGTACTCGCCAACCACCACCGGCATTGGCAGCAGCTACCGCGTGGCCAACACGCTGGTTGGATCGGCGCTGATTGCCGGTGACTCTCCAAACTATCAAGCGTTGTCCAGTGCCAAAACGTACCAGCTGAGTCAATCGCCGGGTGGGCCTGGCACCTACAACGAAAAGCGCGCCCAGCTGACCATCCGCATTGCAGCCAGTGGCAACGACGCACCGCTGGCGGTTGGCTACGCCACCCTTTACGCCTACGTCGACCGCACATGAACAGTCCGAGCATCGGCGCGTTGCGGCAGTGGGCAATCAGCGCCATCAACCAAACGGCCGCCGAGGCGCGCATGCGCTACCAGACGGCCATGCTGGGCATGGACATGGTCTACACGGTCAAGCTGGCCCAGGCCCGGAACTACATCACGGCCAATGCCGCTGACAGCTCGGCCGCCGTGCCGGCCTACGTGGCAGCAGATGTGGCGGCCGTGGGTGGCACGGCGCTGGACGCCGCCCAGGCCATCGTTGCCGCCGCTGATGCATTTCACGGTGGCCCCGGGCCGGCCATCGAGCAGGCTCGCCGGGCAGGCAAGGTGGCGGTGCAGGCAGCCAGCACGGCTGAAGCAGTGGCAGAAGCCAAAAATGCTGCTGTGCAGGCTCTGCTGGCCATTTGAACCATGACTCTCCAAACCTGCAATGACCGCCATGTTCACAACGCGTTGCCTTCTTTTTGCTGCAGTGTCCCTGCTGGGCTTGGCCGTTGCCATGGCCGGCACCTATGCCGTCTGGCGCAGTACCCGCAACATGGATGCGGCAGCTGCGCAGATGGCGCGTGAGGCGGAGGAGTCATGAGCCTCGAGCAGGTTTTCCTGGCGGCACTTGCCATGGGCGGTGCCGTACTTGGCTGGCTGGCGCGTGAGTTGTGGGCGGCAGTGCAGAAACTTCGCAGCGATTTGCAACGGCTTGAGGTGCGGATCAGTACCGACTTTGTGCGCTACGACCGGCTGCAGGATGCGCTCAAGCCCATCCTCAGCACTTTGCAGCGCATCGAGGAGACCCTGGCGCAAAAGGCCGACAAGTGACGCCGCACTTCAGCCTGGCAGAGTTTTGTCGGTCAGACGTTGCCACGCGCCGGGGCATCGACAACACGCTGCCTGCCGAGCTGTTGCCAAGGGCCCAGCAGACCCTGGAAATGCTGGAGCGGATCCGCCAGCAGCTGTCGCAGATCGCCGGCCGTGATGTGCCGGTTTTGATCAGCAGCGGCTACCGTTGCCCGGCGCTGAACCTGGCCATTGGCAGCAGCAGCACAAGCGACCACCCCAAGGGCTGCGCGGCCGACATCAATGCGCGGGCATTCGGCACGCCCTTGAAGGTTGCCCAGACGCTGGCGCCGATGGTCACCCAGCTGGGCATCGGACAGCTGATCCTCGAGTTCGGCAGCTGGGTGCATGTCAGCACGCGGCATCCTGACAAGGCGATTGACCGCATCATCACCATCAGCCGCGCCGGGGTGACGACCGGCATTGTGGAGGTTTGACATGGCCGACCTGACTGGACTGGGGGCCGTCGCGGATCTGGCGCGCACCGCCATCGACCGCATCTGGCCCAACAAGACCGAGCAGGAAAAAGCCGAACTGCAAGCGGCCATGCTGGTGGTGCAGGGCCAGCTGCAGGTCAACCAGGCCGAGGCGGCATCGTCCAGCGCGTTTGTAGCCGGCTGGCGCCCGTTCATCGGCTGGGTGTGCGGGCTGGCATGCGCCTGGAACTGGATCGGGCTGCCCATTGCCAAGACCGTGCTGGCTGCCTGGGGCCACCCGCTGGCAGTGTCACCAGCCGATCTCACCGAGATGCTGCCCATCCTGATCGGCATGCTGGGGCTGGGCGGGCTGCGCAGCGTGGAAAAGATCAAGCGCGTGGCATCCTGAGCCAATGCGGCGACCAGGCCGCTGGCTGATGCGGCGGGCAGGATGCAGGCCCAAAATGACGAGAAAATGGCGGCCGGTGGCCTAACTCGTTGATTCTCTTTGTATTAATTCGATCTTGTAGCCGTCCGGCTCAGATATTGCGAAGCCGATTTCTCGTTAAAAATCAACGAGTTAAGGATGAACTGCGACGCGGCAAGCATCTGAAAATCGCCTCAGAACAGCCCGAAATTGCCTCAAATTGGCGGTGCAACCGCCACGCCGGATTACGATAGCCGTCAGACCGAGTTGGA